AAGAAGTCTTCACCAAAGTAACGTACAGCATATGCAGGTATAACGTATTCGTTTTCACTTACTCTAATGTCAATGTCATCACGTACTTCAGAAGGTAAAGCACCTACAGGAGCAGTATTGCCGCTTACAGGGTCTACCTGTTCTTCGAGCAGCATATCATTCATCTCTTCTTCCATGTCCGTTACTGCTCCACCCTCGTTAAATTCTAAACTATCTGTCCGTTCTTGTGCAGCCTTTTTTGCAGACTCTAAACTATTATGGATACTCGTAGGTTGAATTATTTCTGCATCCAACATAAGTTTTAATGTACTATCATCGTACTGCTTACCTTTATGTATGGTAGGTACATTTATCCACTTACCTTTATATTTAAAAGTTGTAGACTTTTCAGATACCATTTCACCCTCTGGGGTTTCATATACATCACGTCCAGATTGTGTTTTTTTATTTGTTTTTTTACCTACTTTACTTGCTTGGGCCATTCACTTCATCCCTTAAATAAGCTAACTTACGTAAAGCTGCAATCTCACCTTGGGTACGATACATACCTTCCATAGTACTTTCTTGTTCTAACCTGCGCTGGGCTGTAGATATTTTACTATTAAGTGTTTCTACAAAAGAATCCCATAGAGGCTTATCGTTTACGAACTTCTTAATGCTGCTCATGTGCCGCTAAAACCTTGCTCACCAGGAGTGGGTACTGTACCTGTACCTATGTTGCCACCACCTGCACCTGTAGTATCACTCACTGCTACCCCTGCTTGCTCTGGGGCTGCACCTGGATTAGGTGGTGCGGGTGGTCCCTGCATTGCTGCACCCTCAGGTGGTTCTGGTGGCTGTGTGAACTTCTTTAGTATCTCAGCTTGGATAGCTGCGTCACTCAATGAGTTAGTTACTTTATCAGGATCAAGATCCATAGACTTAGCTATCTCACGAATGATGTAGTCGCTCTTCACAAACGGCATAAGCGCTGGATTAGAAGCTACACCCATAAACTGCATCAAGCGCTGTGAGCGTACCTCGTTAGCCATCAAGCTCTCTGTACCTGACGCCTTAACTTCTAAGTCACCCTTGATGTCTGTGTCAAAGTCAAACTGCATATTGAAGCTAAAGAAAGCACGACCTAATGGTGCAATCAAATAGTCATCGACATTCTTGACAACATTTCGTATGCTACCGTTAGCTGCAGACATAAGCATAGAAATGCCAGAAGCAGTTCTACCCACTCCACTGACACCTGTTTGACCGTGAGCAAAACTTGGGAAGCCTGTACTTTCATCAGCTAATACCCTTGCTTTATCAAAGAGTTGCATGTTTTCGCCAGCAACGTTAGGGAACTTAGTGCCGAAGATTCCTTGTCCTGGTGCTCCCCCCTGTCTGCGAAACACCTTGCCTGGGTACACAGATAAGTCCTGCCCAGGAACCAAGTTTGTCTCATCAACTTCAATGATTAAGTTACCACTAAGTGCAGCATTGTCAATAGCCATACGCATGAAACCATTCATCAATGTCTGCGTATCATCCATGTTTTCTGCAATACCTACACCAAAGAAGCTGTAAGGGTTTAACTCATAAGGTACAGAATAGTAAGGAATACGTGCTGGCTTGAATGGGTTAAGTACTAAGCGTAGTACTGTACCGTTACATACCCAAGCGTTAACACTCAGTTGCTCTGCATCCTTTAACTCACTAGGTATACGTACACCATTATCTTCTAGGATCTCTGAGTCTACGTAACCCCAGAACTCTAGGATCTCATAACGTTCAGGAGCAGTGTTACTTACACTGTCATCCTCCATGTCTTGCTCCCAGTACTTCTTATCGTAAGACTCACCAAGTGCAATAGCTTCATCAATAGAGTCTTTACGGAAGAACGGTCTAGACTTTAATGCTCTCATCTGTGAGCGTGTCATACGGTGACGCTCAACTACGTACTCAGCCTCATCCATGTTGTACGCATCAGGATCAGGATAAAAGTTCCATATAGATACGTGACTCGTAGATGGTACAGTCTTGATTAAGGGGTCATACTCACCCTCATCATTCCAGTTAGGGTACTCTTTATCTATAGCAAACGGACCCTTCATAATACCTGTACCGAAGAGTGCCATCTCGAAAGCTGTATGACGTAGCTGCTTATTAGCTCCACTCTCTTCTAACTGATCGTGGATCTTCTTTTCCATCTTCTTAGCTGCAACCATAGCAGGGTGAAACGTTACTGTGTCCTGCGTAGTGCCTGGACCTTCCATAACTTTCTCACCGAAGACATCAAGTTTATCTTTCAGTGGACCCATACGCTTCATGCGGTCAAACATAGTTTCACCTGGCTTGAGCTTCTCGTTAGGGTCAAACAAGTAGCTTACCTTAGGTTCCTCACCGAAAGCTGATGTAAGTTGCTCAGTGGCTTGCTCAGCCTGTGGGTTAATACTTACGTGCAATGACTCAGCTACACCATCAGGTAACGTAGTAGGGTTAACTGTAAGAGGGAAACGTGAGCTACCAAACAACACGTCAACGATCTGACCATACGCTGCTAACGTTTTAGTCTTAGTTACCTTAACGAAAACACGAGACTTTTCAGTTTCAGTGAATTGAACATCTGTTCCATAAATACCACGGTAGTTACGGTAAGCACGTAACCAACGAGTTTCATCTGCGTATCGTGCATCCTCTGCACGTTTAAAGCGTGACTCAACGTAAGATACTACACTAGGTGCATCTAGTTCATCACCGTCTTCAATAACAGCCAAATCATCTGTTTCAAACAATTCGCCTTGATCGTTGTTTTCTGCCATGCTTAATATCCGAAAGTTGAATCTGCAGCTTGAAACCCTGCATTATGTGAAACTGGATTGAAGTCCCATAAAGAACTTCTTGGTCTAGTCATTATACCATACCTGATTGCATCATACAAGTGGTCTTCTGCATTTGTATCAACATCTTCAGGGTTTCTTTTATCTAGCGGTATGCTAGGTAACTGTGCTATAGTGTTGGTGCAAGTCGAGAAAAACACGAGTCTTGGCTCCTCTGTGTACTCATCAACTTGCAAACGGCGGTGAAGCTCGTTCTTACCTGCAACCCGTGAGCCTCGTGAACGGTCAGAAGGACGCCATCGACATCCCTTTTGGTTCATCTGCTCAGCCAAGGACGGGCCTGTGTCGCCTCGTTTGTGCCACAGGGAGCTATCTAACACACCGTACCTGATACTGCCATCTTCACTTTCAGCTTCAAGTATCATATCAGCTAGATCAGTAGCTGTAACTTTAGAACAATATAACTCTCTGTAGACAACAAGCTGCTCACTGGGTGATACAGCAAACCAGACAACGCCTGTGAAACTTCCGTAGCCGTAGTCGCAAGCTCTAAACTTAGTCCAACTAGAGGGAATTTTATAAGGCTCAACGACATGTATGGCTCTGTTCCACTCAGGAAAGGCAGCACCTTCGTTGACATCCCAGTTACCTTCTAGTAGTTGCTTGCGTTGATGCTCAGGAAGTGACAGAAGCATTGCTTCGTAGTCGCCACTCTCAGCTAAATACGGATTATCAAATAGACTGGCAGGTATGAACCTTCGTTTAAATAGGGGTTGACCAGCTTTACTATGCCCTGATGGGAACTTCAATACCTCACCAGTCTCAATGTCCGTTGCCCAGAAAGGCGTATTAGGTGATGCTGGGTCAATGAACATTTTCTTTACCCAAGAGTGTCCTTGTCCACCTGGGTTAGTCGTGGCTCGCATGTACAAGCCTAAGTCTTTGTTTGCACTACGTAAACGTGAGCGCATGTAATTCCAGCTATAGGGGCTACCCCACTGCGTAAGTTCGTCAAACGCTATGTAGTTAAACGCCTGACCTTGGTAACGCATAACGTCAGTGTCTCTATCCAAGTACGACATCCACAATGTGCCGCCTCTAGGTGTAGTCCACTGACTCTTACGCTCAGACCACTTAATACCTGGTATAGCTTTAGGGTACAACTCTTGGCTTTTCTGTATGAGTTCCCTAAGTTCCTCTGTCGTGTGACGTACAAGTAGTCCACTGAAGTCTGGGTGGTTCATGTTACGTAAAGGATCAGCTAATGTAGCGTAACTCTTACCGCCACCTGCTGCTCCACCATATAGTACTTCACGTTCACCTGAAGCTAAGTACTGCGTCTGCGGTCCTGGGTTTGGCCTGAATACAATGTTTTGTGCTTCTATAGGGTCAAACTCAGGAGGCTTTACTTGCGCTGGGCTTGGGGTTGGTGCTGCTGCTACTGTCTCCGTCTTCTTGTTCTTCGTAGGTGTAGCAACCTGGTCTTTCTTTTTCGAGGACTTCGATCTGACGTAACGCTTTTTCGAGCCGCTGGGCAAGCTGGCGTTTAATTGTAGTAAGTCTTTTTCTTTTACGCTCGACATCTATTCTCTTCTTTAATCCATCGTGGGTAATGCTTCTACCTGATTGTGTAGTTAACCACGCAGATACTTGACGGTAACTATACTTCTTTAGATGTTTCTTTGCAAGCTCTAAAAGTTCTAATTCTTTACTTATCGGTAATAGCCAATCCTCATCGTCAGGATCTATCTCGTAACCAAAAGGTATGTACGTACTTACTCTAGGTATCCGCTGCCAAAGCTTAACTTTAAACGGTGCTTTAGGTAGCATCCAGTACGCATAGTTTAAAGAGCGCTGTCCTTTAGTGTTATTATTATGCATCACTCTCTTGTTGCTTAGGTGGTAAAATAAACAAACCACCTGAAGACTCTACGTTTACTCTTTCAGTCTTTACTACACCAGCACGATCTAAGATCTGACCTGCAGCCATCATCTTTTCTTTAATGCCTAGCTGGGTAGGATCGTCCAAAGCAGAGGCATACGCAACTGCAGCACGAGGGCCAACTCTTGACATGTATGATTTAGTTGCGTCAAATATCTCATCTTTCAATGACTCCACAATAGATGTAGTAGATGACTCAGGGTTATAACCTGCAAGCTTCTTGGCGAGCACAACATCTCCTTGTGCCTCTTCAAAGAGAACCTCCAAAAACTTACTTTGCTTCTCTGTTAAGTTACGTGCCATCTTACTTT